CGTTGATATCTGTGCCTTCGACTTGTATTTCCCATTGATGTGAAATGTGAGACGGCATCCGCATAATCGGCTCTGGAATAATACCGCTACTAATACCGCTGGGCACAGTTATATTGTGAGAAAAGCTACCGCCACTGTCTATTACATTGATCGTGTTGCCCATCGAGTTACCGTGGACAGCGCAGTAATATTTTAATAAGTCAGGTGCATTGGCAGGTATAGTAAACATAACCTTCGCACCTGAACTACCAGCCGTACCTGTTGGTACTACATAGTTTGCGTCTGTGTACGGTACGTCAGCTCCCGTTTTAAACCTTACAGGGTGATTGGTATTACTGGAGTCGGAAATGTCAAAAGTGTATGTGTTACCTCTTTGCAAATTTAATATAGGAGCTGTCCCTAAACCTGCAATTGCGTACTTATTACCGCCGCTTGCAACCACGGTCACGGCGTAAGTTAAATTGTTATCTACCACGTAGTGCGCGACTAACGCCTTATCACCATAAACTTTTACAGTAACTGGATAGGCATTAGCATCTACACTTACCCAAGCCATTGATGTTGGGGAGGCCGTTGTAAATGACTTAGTCTTAAACTTTAGAGTTTTCGATGCAGTCCCGCCTCGGTACTTTCTAATTTTGTTACCAACAATGATATAAAGTTCACCGTCTTTAGGGTTCATGTAGCCACCACGAACATCAGCCGACAGCGTCAAAGTGGTGAGCGCGTTCTCCGCACCTCGAGGATCGAACACCCAACCGCCACCCGCATGGAAAGCCACGTAGGTTCCTTCGTGCTTAAACGATCTAATCGTAGTTGGGTTGTAGCTTGAGTTCCACTGCTCAACTGAAACTAAACCTTTTGAAATCACTTGGCCTTGAGCAGATTCTACAGCGCACAAACCGTCTGGCCCTGCGTAAAGAACATAGTCACCCATGTCCACAACACTTCGTGTGTTAACACACGCTTGCGCTAGGTCTACGCGAACCGCCGTCATCGCACTTGGTTCAGTACCTGTGATGAAATAGGGTTGCCCATCAGTTAACGCAACAACACCGTTCGCAGTTGAAGCAATGGCAACGATGTCTTCTTCAGTCGTTATGCGGTAGTTGATGGGCCATGCGTAAGGGAGAAAGGGTTCGCTCAAACAAAAGCGCTTGCCTGTGAAGCCCGCCATAACGCCTTGCGATAGGGGAATAAGACCTTTCAACATCCCATCAGGGTATAAACTTGTATTGTCATCCGGTGGGCCGATCCAAGTGCTGCTCGGTAACACCTCACCTAACGTCGCTGCATCCTTCTGGTCTGTATATGTCGTCGCCGTGTATGCGACTTGATCTACAAACTGGAATGTTGTGTTGGTGCTACCTGTGTTGCTCCGGTAGATACGCTTTAGAGCACCACCTCCAAAATTATAGTTCCCCGAAGGTTGCGCGGCTACCGCCATCGTTAGCGCCGCATTTTGCCCGTCTGACATAGTAACGATTGCACTTGGAGCTGACGGTGGCCCTTCTTCGCCAAACGCAGTTACAAAAGTGTAGACATAACTAACATCATTCGGAGTGCTGTCAGCATCTGCTGTTCCTGACCTAACAATCGTTGGTGCGGCAGAAGGAGCCGGAACACCAAGTCTATAACTGTTTACTGGATAACCAGATGAGCCACTTACTAAAGTAGTTACTGTGCCCACGCGCGGGTAGTCGTCACCTGTATAGTATAAGCGGTCCAGCGTATCGCCAGGAATTGGGCCAGGAACTACCGACACATCCTCTTCAGACCATTCCAACCAACTTGTATCGCGGTAGTAATAGATAGAACGGCGGGCCGCGTTCTGCAAAGTATAAGCATCAACGTCATCTTTGGTCGCGACTAACCTTCCCGATTCGAGATCGACGTTCTCTGCGATCTGACCGAACTTCTCCGAAAGTAACCGTGGTGAAACGACAGGCGCGGTTCCTGCAAATCTATCAAGTTTTAAATAAGTCATAGTTATTCTGGGTCTTCAGCCTCGGCATTTGGATCAAAAGAACAATCACACCACTTGTTCAAATGTAATTTTGTCAGCTCTTTTTCATCCCCAAGCTCACCTTTAACAAAAACATTAAACGATAAGCTGACTCTGTTAGTGTCAGAAACATTCTCAGCTACTTCGTGTTCCATCGATGATGGAAAATAGATGATGTTGTTAGTTTGCACGGGGAGTGTGCAGGATCTAGCATTGTGCATTCCCATATGTTTTATTTTAAATCGAAGCAAACTCAAATTAGTTATCGTAGTGGTATTGCTGGAATGCAACGTAATGCTGCTCCCTTCTGGCGCAGACAAATAGTACGCGCCACTGACCAATGCATTACTGTGAAAATGTTTGTGATGAGAAGACCCTTTTGGATTAATATTTAGCCAAGATTGAGTGATGTAAAACTCATGCGCCTCAGTGTCGATGCCTAAGATATTACCCACATACTCGTCTAATCCTTCAAGGATTCTTCTGTTAATCTCCTCGTATCCCGCAGACTCTAAGATGTTAGTATTTTCAGACGTAAAGTTGTTCTCCCTATTGAGATGCTTCCCACCTTTAGCCTCTAACAGACTTTCATCAACAGGACTTCCAGCATACTTAGAGCAAATATGAACTGGTGTTCCAAACATGGAGTGAAACACAGATTCTACCTACCCGCCGATTACGGGTTTAGTTGCAGGGAAATCAGAAGTCGAGGGCCAATTTCTAAGTAAAATTCTATACGCAAGAATACTGTCTCTCGTAGGGTGGTCTAAGATGGCTACAACGTCATCTGTACGCTCCAGCTCTGCGTTTCTCCACTCTTTTGCAATTTCGGCGGTTTCACGAATAGCTTCCCAACTTGAGCCGTTCCAGTTTTGACCTATTAGATTCATGTCCATAGAAGCTATGGACATGTAGTTGTCAGGAACAACGTCTAAAGACTGCGCGTACTCACAAACAGTAGTGCAGACATTGTCGCTATCTACTTTTGCGTAAAAGATACTAGGCATATTCAATTACCTCCCAATAAGCTATTGCGGCATAGTTGCCAAAATTCGTCCACCCACCTGGAGTGCTGCCATAAAAACTTATGGTTGTTGTGTTGGTTAATGCTCCTCCAACCACTACTGAACCAAAAGACCCAGCAGCCCAAGCGGGCGATATATAACCCCCTTTACCTCCATCTTTATTGTTGAGAATCAACATAGAGTTTGCTAACACCACGGCATTTATTGTTACCGTGACAGTCACACCGTGTGCGACTGAAACAGACCCTCTCTGAATACTTGTAATTGGTGACGCTGCACCGCCGATAACTGCCATATTTTATTCTCCTAAAGGACTGACCATCCGGTTGTAGCGTCAACGTATACTAGTTGAGCTGCGTTATTTTGATTCATCGTTGCGTCTTCAGTAGCCCCGTTCAACTTTTCATTATTGGTTCTAGCTAAAGTAACTAGACCTGCCCCAGTATTTTTTATCGTGATTGAAGCCCCCGCTACCCCCGCTGGAAGAGTATGCGTGACGGCACTACCGTTAGTTGAAACGTACTGCCCTGAAGCAGCTAAATTTGTAGCCCCTGAAATTATTGCAAACGCTGTGTAAGCCGAAGGAGGAACAGTGACTGTTGCCCAGTCTAAAACGCCCGACCCGTTGGTTTGCAAATATTGATTTGCATCTCCATCATCGGCTGGCAGGGTTAGTGTGTAGCTAGCGCTTACAGTTGAGGGCGCTTGTAGTGCGACGTACTCACCACCACTAGCATCTTGGAAACGAACATCGCCTTGGGCTGTCAGATCAACTTGAGATGTTGACAGCACGGGCATGTTCACAAAACCCGATCCAGTCATGTCTAAATTGTCGCCGGAAGGCAGTTCTTTAATGCCGGTAGAATCCGCGACCAGTGGGAACCGATTTGTCATTAGGTAACTCCTATTGCAATAGAGCCGGACCTTGTGGCTATGGTAAAAATACCCGCCAAAACGTCTATGTCTATGGTTGATGCCCTACCGAAAACTTTGACAGTTCCCGCTGATTTTGGCTGTTCGCCTACAAATGGCATTTTCTATTCTCCTAGAGTCGGGCGGGTTGCAGGAAAGTCTGAAGTGCTAGGCCATGCTCTCAATGCTGCTCTATAAATAATTATATTATCGCGATTGGGCCAATCTGGAGTCTGAGCCGCAATGTCGTTTTCTTTAAGCTCAGCGTCCCGCCAAGCCCTACTGTCTTTAGCCAAAAGTTGATCTGCGCTTAACTCTTCATCTGGACCTTTTGGTCCGTTATTTAGCACAAGCTCGTAAGAGTCGTAGCTCTGTGCCAGCACAAAAGACTCTTCCGCTGATATATTGTTTGTTTCACCGTTTTTTGTAACTGCATAAATAGGCATTATATTTCTCCTAGAAAGTGGGTGACATTATTTCAATGATCACAGCGCCGACCCCGCCGTATCCAGCATTCCCGCTGTCGCTATATCTCGCACGACCCCCGCCGCCACCACCACACGGACCTCCGTTCCCAGCTTCGGCATAAAGAGTATTTACATTCCCGTAGTTACAACCACCACCTCCCGCGAACATGCCTCCGTTTCTGTTGATACTTCCGTTTTGAAGGGAATTAAAGAGTCCAGCGCCACCGCCTCCAGCCGTAGCCACAGATGTGGAATCGGGTTGTGTACTGTTATAAACATTAAAAGAAGCGCCTGTACCAGCAAGGCTAAAAATACTTTGTGAACCCAAGCTCGGATTTATACCTGCTTCATTAGTGTAATATCCGGTCTGTTGGTTGCCATGCATCTGAAAAAAGGAAGTTCCTCCTGCATTTACATTAACCTGATTATTTATATATTCTCCTCCGCAAGCTGCACCACTAGCAGCTACGCGTATATTCCCATTCCCATAACAACCGTTACCTTGTGTACCAGTTACTCCGAAAATTCCTACGGCACCACCACCCGCTGCATAAGTGCTGGTAGTTGTCGCGCCGTTGGAGCCAATACCAACGCACCCACCGCCAGCCCCGCCTGTCGTATTAAAAGTATTACCGTTCGACCCTCCACCTCCAGCCCCGCCAGCCGCAGTGTAGTTGCCTCTACCCGCCTCAAGCGCTGCGCCGCCAACCCCGCCTGTGGCTGTCAATGTCGAAGCTATATTTGGGCCAGAAGCAGTAGTTGTACCACCTGTACCACCCGCAGCATTGCTACCTCCGCGTGCGCCCGCCGCACCAACCGAACAAACAAATTGAGCGCCAGCCGCGACATCAATAATTGATTGTGCAAAACCACCGGCTCCGCCTCCCGCACCTCTGGCGGTTCTATCAAAATCCGACTGAACGCTAAAACCTCCACCGCCACCACCACCTATAGCGGTTATTGAAGCAGTACAGTTGTAAGGTACTGTAAAAGTTTGAGACGTAGTAAGTATGTATGTCCTATAGGGGGTTACGCCCCCGCCACTTGCTCCTAAAACTGCCATATTATTCTCCTAGATTGCGAACCAGCCGATAGTGGAATCGACATAGACTAGCTGCACAGAATTGCCTTGCGGAAGAGTGCCATTCTCAGCGGCAGAATTTATGTTTGATCCATTTCGCCCCACAGTGACTAACGCAGCTCCGGCGTTTGCAATAATTACCGATTGAGTTGCTGACGGAGATGCTGGCAAAGTAATTGTGAAAGCCGTGCTTGCATGGTTACAAACAATTTGATCTTTTGCCGAACAAGTAAAGTCAGCCGTCTTTATTAAAAAATCGTTGTAAGCACCACCAACCGCAACCCACGCATTGTCACCGCGCAGAAAAGTTGTAGATGAAGCAGAGCCTGTTGCTGACAACATAGGAATGTCTACTGCATCAACTGCTATCGTTAAAGCTGTAGCACCAGTGACATCGCCCGTGTGTGTGGCGTTTGTATCGACATCACTGCTTAACGCTCTTGCCGCTAATTTGGTGAGAGCCATTAGGTGATCTCCATCAGCCCAAGCGTGACATCGAGCGCAGAAGCTGTTCCCGATTTCACGCGCAAGACATCTGTTGTTTCCATGATGTATTTCTGACCACTCAGCACTTCCAATGTTGTTCGACCTGGAACACTTACAGTATCTAGAACTTGGAAGTCAGCGTTGGACGCAGAGGTGTCTTGCAACTGCACTGTTACATCAACTGAGCTTCCCAGTTTGTTACAAATCGCAAGTCCCAGAATCACAGTCGTTGTTGACGACGGCGCAGTGTAAAGATCTACATAAGCTGAGTGATTTACGTTTGCTGCAAATGCGTTTTTAAAGGTGTTAGCCATTTTATTTTCCTATCAGCCTAAAGCTATCGCTAAGGCGGTCGCTGTATCAACAGAAGCTGCACTGGCGGCTGTAGCAACAACTTCGTTTACCCCGCCCGCTGTAACTCTAAGCTCGAACGCATCACCGGATGCAAATGAAGTTGCTGACGTTCCGTCTTGCCCGCGAACAACAGTTAAGTTCGTCCCAGAAATTGCAGTAACTTTCACAATTTCCATAACGACTGGTCCCTCCTTCTGCAAGGTGCAGAACGCATAGTCAGTAGCACCTAACGTTGGGAAACCTGTGGCGCTAGTAATTGGGATTGTCGTGGCGCTGCTATTAATAGCACCGCTTATGGTTGTCTGAAAATTGTTGGCGAACTTAATGCCCATTACTAACCCCTTAGCTAGCCGTGATTACCCAAGTT